ACCTATTTATCTGGTATTTCGGGCAACCAGAAGCACTGCGGCTGACAGTGCACCCTCTTGTGAGAGGAGCTTAGTTTCACTCGTTTGTGGTAAGGGTTACGCTTCCCTATTCCTACGAGACCACACTTCTTTAAGTTGAAGAAGTCGAACCTAATATGACTTACCGTTGGCCAAAATCGGGAGGAACGTCACAGTTGTGTTCCCCACCTTCGTTGACGGCGAAGGGGCTGCCGACGCGATGTTGTTGGTTACAACATCTCGAGCATCGCTTCTCCGATGGACGGGAGAAATCGAACAGCTAGTTTTTCAACTACTGTTCCAATCTGCTCGATGATTGTTGTTTGAATTTCGGATCGTGGTTTCTTCTTTGATGAAGACTTGGACTTGCCAGTTTTCTTTTTCTTGCCATCGCCTAGGAGTGAACCCAGGACGAGGTTGTGTTTGGTGTCCACGGAACCCATCATGTAGTGGGTTCCAGTCGCAGTTTGGGACATGTCATCTTCGTGAAACATGGAGTTGTCATGGGAGGTCTTGACTAACTGGAGCGATTGGAGGTGGTTCAAAGCGAGGTCGACCGCTTCGCGATCGACCGGGGATGGACTGATTCCAAATTGCACCTGCCCATTTTGTGGGAGGTACTCATGGTTCATTGAGAGAGTGAACTGGACGGGAGTGGAGGCTGGCATGCCTGAAACCCAGGCCACAAGGAGGCCTTGGTCCTCTGATTGAATTTCTGCTGTGTCAACTTCTTGTGGATCCACGTATTCAAACGACGTGGGGTCAGTCGGGGCGTAGACGGCCGTGAGAGGCCCGTCTTGGACAGGTTGACTTTCGGTGAACGGGGCGTTCAGCAGATCTGTTTCCTTTTGATCAGACAAGAGATTTGAGGAGTTGAAAAATCCCTTGGGAAAGGACCCAGCATTGACGAATCCTTGGTTGTTGGTTGCGGAGGCCGCAGTCTCTACTTTCAACCCTGCTGAAACAAGGCGGTAGGAAGAAATCAAGTCGATGAAGTCACTGAGAGGTGTCGCAATTGTGCTAGTACCTGTTGAAGCAGTGTTATCGAAGAGGATATTTCCTCCGCCGTTGGCGGTGGAGCCAGTGGCTCCTCCGATGGCAAGGATGACTGAACCCGCGACGTCGAAGTCCGAGGGGGTTGAGTTTGGGACAAGTTGAGAGTACGTGCCCTCGGCAAAACCGGATCCGAAGAACATCCCGGCAACTCCATGGGAGTTGGTGACTGTTCGGTAGATGGTGCGGCTGTGGATCGTACCACTTGGTTCAAACGACTCGTCTGGGATCTTGACTCCAATGACATTTTCTGGTTGAAGGAGTGTTTCCTCGTACGTATTCCGGTAGATTTGACGGGACCCGGTGACGTTGAGGGGACGAGTTCGCTTGGCAGTGGTAGCTCGGACAGTGCTTGAATGCACTCGTCTAAGGGCCGTACGCTGTTGGACCGCTTTGCGCGGTAGAACGTTCGAAACAGTTCGTGCCTTTGCACGGGAACTGGGAGTGACGGGAGCTGGGGCTTTGGCTGCATTTTTGGGCGCGGAGGGAATGGCTGAACCTCGGGGTGCTGTCGTTCTGCGGGACTGGGGCATGAAGCAGCGGGTCTTCCTTGTTTGAATTCCTGGAATAGAATGCGGAGCAACTCATTGATGGGGGGTTCGTTAAGCCCCAGGGGTCTGATCACCCCTATTGCCAACCCTCAGTTGTCTGAGGGGTTTATGCCGTGAGCCACCGATCAAGGGCGCGGCCGAGGGCGGTCGAGTGGATTAAACTCTCGACGACCGCGAGGACTTGAGGGCCCCAGATGATGCCAAGGACGGCGAAATTCCACAAGGAGTGGATCGCGACGCGAGCGGGCCAGGAACGGTTCCTGATCACGCTGTGCATGAGGAAGGCACCAAGATGGAGCTGCCCGAACGAATAGGCACGGGCTCCAAATTCGAACAAGCCGAACATGGATACCCCGTACTTCTTCGTCCAGGGTCGGTCGACCACTTCTTTGATCGTTTCCTCGACGAGGGGCACCGTCACACACAATGTGATGAGGGCAAGCCATGAAGCTGGTTGTTCGCTTTCTTGGCCGACGAGGAAGTCGAGGATGCGCTGCGCGAGAGCAATGTCAATCGCCCCGAGGGTCCGAGAAATCGGATCACCTTCGGGTTCGAGGGCAGCAGCAAAACCGATGTCAACCTCAGCCATCCGGTTCAAAACCCAGTGATGGATGGTGCAGGTTGGGGAAGTGATAGCGGTAGCAAGCCAGTCTTCGCAATCCTTGATCGCAGAAACTGGGATGTCGTACCGTTCACTCATCATGAGGAACGTGGCATCGGTGGCCTCAAAGGGAGCGGGTGAATGGAACTTATGGTCTTCCAATTCACGGAAGTGGGCACTGGGTCGAGCATTCATGGTCGAGAGGAGCACGATCATCTTGGCAACGACTACCCGTAGGATTGGGCAGTGATTGATGTCGTTCTGGAGGCCGATGCAGACTGTCAGTAACCAGTCGTACAGGGTGTGTTCAGGCCACGCTTTCCAGCAGTAAAATGTCTTGGAAAGGATGCGACCAGGTTTCGGGGTCAGGGACCAACCTCCTGAGTGAGGGAGGAAGATCATGGAGCAGAACTCCACATCACACAATTGGTCTGTGATGTGTGGTTCCACTACAAAACCCAGATCGAGGAAGAAGGCCTTCACGTCGGCTTCAGTGAATTTCCTGCCGCTTTTGGCAAAAGCTCCTAAAAGATCGTCACCGTGAACGGTAATGAAACGTTGGGTGACAAGGTAGCTTAAAGCGGTGAAAAACCAGTGGTGCAGGAGGGCAGTGATCGTCGTATTGTCGCACCCCGTTGTGTTTTTACCAGTGGACTCGCGTGCCCGGTCATCATGAGGATCTTTGAACTTGTAGATGAACACGGGAGCGAATGATGGGCCAGCGATGATAAAACAGGGCATTGATGGTCGAGTTTTGAAAACGACGAGACCGAGACGGAGAGCCTTGTTTTTGAACAACATGGCTGAGCCGTTTGGGAAGTCACTTGCATGGACAATGGACAGAATGAACGAGGAAATCCCTTTGTGCTTTTGGAGGAACTTGAGGAGTGCTTGCTTGGCTGAATCCATGTGTTTGTCTTGACGGCTTGAATCATCGTCAATGAAGACCACAGGGCCGATGGCATCCGCAGCTGCTAAGAACAGCATCGCAACTTCATGAGCGTTGTTGCCTGCGGCGTAGAACCACCATCGGGGATTGTATTCTGTCAACAATCCATTCCATTGGAAGCCAAGTTGCTTTTGGTAAGCCCACATGATCGGTCCGATCAACCCGTTGACCTTATCACTTAAAATACAGATACACCGGAGATCAAATGGGACGATGCCTTGCTCGTCACATTTAACGGTGTGTTCCATTTTCAACATGATTTTGAGGGAGAGGTCTTCA